AATAGACCAAATATTGAGACTTCTGCAAAAGCATACAATGTAAGTGCAGATAATTATTATAATGAAGTTTTAAATGCTGTAACTAAATATGATGCAGAATTAGCTGCTATAGAAAAAACTACTGAAAATAAATCAGTTGTTGAACCAGTACTAGATACTACAGAAATAGAAAAAAGAAGAAATAAAGCATATAGCAATATACGTTTTAATTATTCAACTGATAGTGGTTACTATGGAGTGTACACTAATGCAAAAGGTGAAGAAGAAGTAGTAGAAGGCTGGAATCAAAATAAAGTTAAAGAAAAGCTTAAAGAAAAATATGATGCAGAATTATCTACTGTTGGTACTACAGATGCTAAAGCTGATATAGAAAGAAAGCCTGATGAATCTGTAAAAGATTTTATAGAAAGGTTATTTTCTAATAACTATCTTATAGAAGTAGATGGAAAACAAATATTCAGTTTAACACAAGGAAGATGGGGAGTTGTCGTTAATATAGATGGTATACAAGTACCATTTTATCAATCTACTTCTGGTACAGATACTAAAGTTAAAGGTCAGTGGTATCCGTTTTTTGGAGATCAAGGTAATTGGGTTATAAAAGGAAACAGTGTTGATTCTGAATCAGGATATGGATTTAAACAAATTAATGCTGTTCAAAATTTTCTTAATAAAAATATTACAGAAACAGATGCAATTGCTTTAAGCAGTATTATATCTAAAGAAGTTCTTCAGAATCAAAGTTCTTTGAGAGTACTAGATGAATCTAAAATAAAAGGTAATGAAAAAATATCTTTAAATAAAGAAGCAACTGCAAAAAGATTAGCAAATGTAGCAGGTTACTCACTTGAAGAAGGCAGAAAAACTAAATCAGATTTAGAATTATTTAATTTAGCATCTAAAAAAATATTTACAGAACTAGCTACTTTAGAAAATAATGTTACAGCTACAAAAGCATCTGAACTTAATCTTCAAAAAGGTGATACAGTAATTGTTAAAGAACCAATAATGGATAAAGATAAGGTGTTTGCTGATACAGGTAGTACATTAACTGTTTTGAAATCTGATGAAAAATCAGTATCTTTTACATACGGAAATGATGAAAAAACATTAACTTTACCTGAAATGGATAAACACGTTACAACAATGGGAATTGAGGAAGTAAAACAAGCAGAAAAAACACAAGAGGTTTTGGATGCAATTGATAAACAGACAGTTACAGAAACAATTAATGCATTAACTGATTTTATTGGTGACAAAAAAGCAATTGAAAATGCTATTAATAAAGCTTCATCTAATGATGTAACAGCTGAAGAACTTACAAATGATTTACTTGAAGATTTATCTTGTAAATAAAATTATTAAATATGAATATTACTTGTGCTTTAACAACAAAGCAAATAGAAAAGTTATTTGCTAAAATTTATAGAGACTTATTTGACTCATTAAATAATAATCAAGAAATTAATGCAGTATCATATATGAATGATTTATTCAATACAATTGAATCTAAATCAGATGTTGATACAGCTGCAAAATTTTTACAGAATGTACCATCATTAATGCATACTGCTATTGGTGATTATAGTTTAGCTAATCTAAATATTAATGAGGCAAGTATAAGACCTTTAATTGGTAAATTTTTAAATCCAGAAAATGGTTTACTTGAAACATTAAAATATTTTAGACCTGAGACAAGTGTTAAAGATTTAAAAAATGCCGTTATTGCACAAGGAGTAAATACAAATACACCATCATATTCTGAAGAAGAAACAGAAGGTGATACAGGTAGATATAAACCATCTAGTGCTTTTACATCTACTATGCAACAGTTTGTTTCTATTAACCCTAATAAAAAAGGTAAACTGTTTGTAGAAGAAATTGACCAAAACAGAGTAAGGATATATAATACCCTTGAGAAAATTAAATTAGAAATCAATGGTAAAACAAATAAAATTACTGGTCCAACTTATCAAGGTAGAACACTAAACCTTAAAGCAATACCTTTAAGTAAATTTGCAAATAAAGATAAAACTACAGCAGATTTATATGCAAAAGGTAATGCAATTTCTGCTAAAGGAATTGGACCAAATTTAACATCAGATATTATTGTTCTAGTAGTATCAGATCAACAAGGTAACATTATAAACTTTAGTAAGGATGGTGACATATTATCTAAAGAAGAAGGTGGTTTACCAGTATATCAATTCTTAAGAAATGCTACATATAATTCTCAGACTGATGAATATGAAGTTAAAGATATATATGGTATTGAAAGTAAGATACAGTCTGTAGAAGATATGCTTACAAATTATGCTAGTAAGCTTGACATGACTCTTGATGAATTTAAAGCAGATTTAAAGGCTAAGGGTGAAAGTTATGATGAACTGTATAAAATGTTTTATGATGAGCAACAAGCTCAATTCAAAGCTCTTTTTGATTTAAAAAATGAAATTCTAACTGATAAAAAGAATGAGAAGTTACTTGATATAATGAGTATCAGTAATGGTATTCCAGATTTTTATGATGCACGTAATTTAGAGTTATCAGAGTTTTTAGAATTATCAGATAAAATTGATATTAATTATAGCTTTACTACTGTTAAAGAAAAAAGAGATGGGTTTGAAGAAGGTACAACTGTAATCAATATTAATGGTCAGGAGTTTATGGTAGACAGAAAAAATATGCCTAAATATTTGATTGAAAAAATTGCTTCTGTATTATCTAATCCTACTATTAATGCATTTGAAAAGTATAACTTTTATGAACAGTTTTCAAATGATAAAATAAATAAGTCAAGAAAAAAACTATTTGTATCATATAATAAAGAAAGACAAGAACTTATTCTTGAGTATAAAACTGATGCAAAAAATCCTAAAAAATTCACAGTAGGTTTATCTAATCCAGCAAAAGCTAAAGAAATAATTATTCAGGCATTATCAAATGAGTCAGGTACTTATAATGCTAATATGAAGAATAATGCTGATCTATGGAATAATGTTGAGTTTACTGATTATGTTGATGGTAAACTTGTAACTGGAGACTATAGAGAGTTTTTAAAACAAATTAATCCTAATATTATTTTTACACCAAATGCAGATACTAGTGCGTTTAACTCATACTTTGCATTTAGAGTAAATGAAAAATTATCTGCTGAGTTAAAAAAAGCTAAACAACAAGTACAAGAACAAACATTTACTGATCCTAGATCAGCTATAAGACAAGCTAAAGATGAATTAGTTGATAAGTTAAAACAAAACCCATCATTACCAGGTGTTATTGTAGGAAGTTTTAATGCAACAACTTTTAGTTTAACAGCAGGTGATAAATATATTAATGCAAGATTTGAAGAAGGTGTAAGTGTTAAAAATTTACCAAAAGATGATATTACAGTAAGTTTTATTGTAAGTGATGTCATAGAAGATAATAAACTATTTAAAGATGTTATTTCTATATATGATTCTAAAGGTAAAAAAATAGGTCAAGTAGCTGAAACTGATTATGCTGCAGAAGAAAAACCAAGAACACCTGAGATAATAAAAGAAGAAGCAACTAAAGCTGATAATGAATACACTGAACCAAAAGGTACAGAAAGTCCAGCAGGTAAGACTAGATTTTATGCAATGTTTAACAGGTCAGCTGAATTACCTAGTAATGTTACTAGAGAAGAAGTTGACGCAGCACAAGAATGGTGGAATAATTCTCCATTGTCCAAGTTCATTGAACTTGAGCACATGGCTAATATTGTTAACTCTGATGTTTATGCAAGATTCATTATAGCAGGTAAAAGATTACAAGATACTAAAATACAATTAGATACTGCTACTGGTGGTTCTGCTGTAGATTTATATCATGAAGCTTGGCATGCATTTTCTCAGTTATACTTAACTAAAAAACAAAAGACTAAGTTATATGCTGAGACAAGAAAAAGATTAAACAACTATGATCTTTCTCCACTTGAGGTAGAGGAAATAATAGCTGAAGAATATAGAACTTATGCTAAAGATCCTAAAGCTGTAGGTGATGCTCCTGTAAGAAATACTATATTCAGAAGAATATGGAACTTTATTAAAACATTATTTGGTAAGAGATCTACTCAAGAAGATTTATTTGAAAGACTATTCTTTGCAAGTAAGAACCCTAAACTTTTAAATAAGTACACACCACTTGTTGATAATGCAATGTTCAATGTCCTTAATAGAGATAGGGGTGTAATGGATGTTGAGTCAAATGAATTAGCTTTAAGTTTCCAGGACTCTATGACTGTATCAAGTCAAATTGATTCTGCTTTATCACAATTAATTGATGAAGTATATAATGATAGAGTTGCTGCAGAAAAAGAAGGACTAATTACTAAAGCAACAAGAAGTGGTACAATAAAATTATTAACTGATGATACTAATAAAGCTGTAGCATACAATGTTATAAAAGGAAGATTTGAAGAAAAGTTAAACTATTTCAAAGCACAACTTGAAGCAGCAGATGAAGATGACTTTAATAAAGTAACATCATTAAAAGATAAAGTAAGAATACTTGAGGCAACTATTAAAAACTGGGGTGATGCTAAAACTGGTGTTATTAAATTCCATATTGATAATAGTACATTTGATTTAATCAAGCAAAAGTATATTGAGATAGAATCTGATGATGAAGTATCTGAAGATGATGATAATAGTGCACCAGAGAATGCAGAAGAATCAGAAAAATTTTCTGATAAAAAAGTAGGTGAAAAATCATTATTACAACTAGCTGAGAAAGAAACACTATATATATTAAAAAGTTTATTTAAACTTTCTGATAATAATAAACAAGTAATAGGTAAATTAGGTTTCCCTGAACTAGCAGATTTTAGTAAAACATGGAATATAGTTACTAAAGTTATTGGTGGTGAAAAGGATCCAGTTAAGATGTATCAAAAACTTAATGCAGCTACAGTAGCTTTTCCTGAGTTAAAACAATTAGTAGCTAATAAGATACCGGATCCAACAAATATAAATGACCTTGAAGAGTTTAATATTAAAGCTGCATTCTGGCAAGACTTTAAGAAAACTAAGTTAAAATATATTCAGTTAACAATTGATGACAGTGATGGTAATGGTTATTCATCTGAGGTTACCGATGCATCTATTGAGTTTAAAAATATTGTAGATAAGTTTAGTAGTAATTTTAAAGCTTCTCAAAAAACTAATTATATCAATAAGACTGCAGATAATAAGTCTATACTAAACTTGGATAAACTTGTTGAGGACTTTGACCGTAAATCATTTAGTAGTGAGGTTGCTATACCTTTTGCTAATGCATTAGGTATAGGTTTACAAGATTTAGCTTTATTAAAAAGAGAGTTAAATAATAGACAAGAATATTATGGCTTACCATCTTTATTTAATATTGTTAAAGAATTACATAAAATAAGTAAAGATGAAAATGCAAGTACTGAACATAAAAACTTTGTAAAAAAGTTTAAATCAAATCCAGTTGGTGCATTATATGGTGATATACCTGCAGGAATTTATAAAGAAACTACATCAGAAAAAAATATAATTAAAAGATTAGCTGAACTACAAAGTACATACGGTACTAATTACTCAAGCTTTAGTGTATTAAACCCAGAAAAGAATCTAGTTAATGAATTCATTGAAGATAATACAGTAAGTTTAGTTGTTGATGCTATTAATAATGTAACTAATGGTAAAGATCTATGGAATGGAGATAGTTACCAATACATGAGTTACCTTAATCCTAATATAAACTCATTTACATTAGAGTCACAAATCTTAAAAAATATTTTCTTTAATGATGGTGTAACACTTAATGCTAGAAAAGGTGATTCTAAAATTGAATTATCAATGGTAGCAGGTACTCAAATTGTGAGTGATAATACAGGAGCTAATACAACTTCATTAGATGTTCAAAGTAAGTATATCCAAGAATTGAACATGATGTTAAAATCAGGTATCACTGAGTTTATGAGACATGCTTCTAAGTCATCTTCATTTGGTATGAAAGTATCAAATGGTATTTCAGGTGGACTTAAAAAGAAAAAGAGTAACTTATATGTAGATATTGAAATGTTTGGACCTAATGGTAATGGATATGACTATGCCATTGATAATATATTTATTGGGTACATACAAGCTGAGTTAAAAAGAATCCAAACTTTTAAAGCTAATATAGACTTATTTAAAAACTATAAAGGTTACAATAGAAATGTTGGTACTAAAGAAAATCCTATATATGCAGGTGAAGTATTTACAGCATTTGATAAAATATTAAGTAAAGATACTAAAGATCAATTAATTGATGAAGTTAAAGACGGTGATTTAAGAGATTACTTAAATAAAAATCCTCAAGTTAAAGCTATTATTGCTAATCAAATAACTGAATACTTTAATGGTCAGTCAATTAAAAACTATGAAAAGTTTTCTGAGTCTCCATTTTATGACCCAGCTTTAATGAATAAGCTTAATGTATTTTCTACTTTAGAAGATTCAGATAAACATGAGTTACTTGTAAAAGCATATACAATGAATTCATGGATTCATAACTTTGAGACTGCTAACTTAATCTATGGTGATACAACACAGTATAATCATGCTAAACAAGAAATGCATAAGAGAAATACTGGTTCTACATCTGGTGGTAGAGGTTTTATGGATGATGTCTATACTCAAAACTTTTTACAGAGTGACCTTATTAAAAAGTCTTCTTATGGTTATAAGTTAGCTAAAGATTCAAACTTTGGTGAAAAATATAACAAGTTTAATTATACTAATACTTTTAATACTGCAATTATGCAGGATGTTGAAAGAGATTCAATATATATTAAAAATATTGAGAAAGCATTAAGAGATGACTATAAAAAATCAAAACTATCACAAGCTGAGATTGATTACAGATTAAAAAAAGAGTTAAAGAAATATACTAAAATGGAAGAAGGTGATGGTCAAGGTTTTATAACTATTGATGCATACCGTAATTTAAGATTAGCAGAAAATAATTGGGGAGCTGAACAAGAAAAGTTATTCCAAGATGTTATTAATGATAGACCAATTAAAGCTGAAAATGTAGTAAGATTCTTTCCAGTATATAAATTACAACACTTTGGTCATTTAGCTAATACAGCTTTACCTGTTAATGCAATGCATAAGTTTGCATTGATGCCATTAATTCCATCTGTGATAAAAGGTTCTGACTTAGAGTCATTACATCATCAGATGATGAAATCTAATATACAATATGCTACATTCCAAACTGGTTCTAAAGTAGGTAGTATTACTTCTGATGGTAAAGCTGATCAGATATATGATGATAAAGGTTTACAAAAGAAAATAAAATCAGATATTAAGTTTACACCTAATACTATATACTTATCATATCTTAAAAATGTTACATCTGTACCTACTAAGTACAAAGGTAAAACTGTATTCTCAACTCAGTTAAGAAAACTTATTCTTGAAGGTTTATATGAAAATGGAGAAATAGTAAATAAAGATTATGCTCCATATATTAAAGCATATGAAGATGCTATTGCTAATTATACTGATTTACTTAAGAAAGAATTACTTGAAGAAATTGGATATGAGAAAGTTAATGGTAAATATGTAAGTGGTGATATTACTAAGTTCATGGATGTAGTTCAAAGAGAACTAGAAAGAAAAGAATTACCAGAACACTTAGTAAAATATATTCAGGTAGGTAAAGACAATAAAATAACTAAAGACTTATCATTACACTTATTATCAGATGATATTGAGAAAATGCTTGTGGTTTTAGTTGAAAAAAGAATTGTTAAACAGAAAGTTAAAGGTGAGGCTTTAGTACAGGTAGCAAGTTCTATGTCTAATGGATTGTGGGATTCAGGTTTTAAATTTGATAAAGCAGAAACTAAAGACATAGAAAAATACTTAGGTAGTAATAACTTACCATTCTATCATCCTGAAGATATTAATCTTGATGATAAATATAACGGGTATACACAAGATAAACTTAAAGAAGCTCTTAAAAAATATACAGATATACTAGCTGACCAAGCTAAATACTATACTGATACAAATAAGGAAAACTTAAGAGTTGAAATCAATTATTTAAATGATATAATTGCTGGTAAAACTCCAAAAGTAAAATCAGTTAGTGGTAAAACAGCTGCAATGAAAGTTGCTATTGCTTTACAAGGTGACTTTAATAATCTTTTAAAACTTAAAGACAATGACGGAGAAGTTATTGGTACAAGAGAAAGATTAAATGAGATGATTAAAGATGATAAGTGGTTGAATACAGGTAATAACCGTAAAGCTATCACTATGACAGCTGTAAGGATTCCGGTACAAGGATTAAACTCTATGGAGTTTATGGAAGTATATGAGTTCTTAGATCCATCTGCAGGTAATATTATTATACCCCCATCAGAGATTGTTGCTAAGTCAGGTGCGGATTATGACGTTGATAAGCTTACTACATTTATGCCTAATATAGATGCAAGAGGTCAATATGTTGAATCAGGTATGGATACTGAAACATTAGATAGACTTATTGCTGCATCTAAAAAGAAAGGTGATAAAGCTGAAATGACAAGACTAATCAAGTTACAAAAAGCAGCTTTAGAAAATAAATTAATTGATTCTATTAGAGGTATACTTGAGTTACCTAATAACTATGCTACATTAGTTAGACCTAATGATACATACCTGTTACAAGATATTGCGGATGAATTAGTTGATGACTCACCAGAGTATAAAGAGTTTAAAACAATTAGTCCAACAGATATATTTGAAGTAGGATATAACTTACACAAACATGAGGCAAACATGGTTGGTAAAGATGTATTAGGTATTATTGCTCTAGAGAATGCATTGCATCCATTATTTACATCATTAGGAGCTGCTTTACCTAAAACATATAAGCATCAAACATGGGATGATAATAATAAAGTTTATAAAGAACTTGAGGATGTAGACTACAAAATGAGATTATTACTTGACCATAATAAAACTAAAGATGGTAGAATCTCATTATCAGGTATTAATAGTGTTGACGGTAAAGATAAGATTGCAGATTTATTTTCACACTTAATGAATGGTGCAGTTGACGTTGAGAAAGATGCATGGATATTCTTTATTCAAGCTAATAAAGAAATTGTACCAGTATTACTTTCATTATTAAAAGCTGGTGTTCCTAAAAGAGAAGCTGTATACTTTGTGTCTCAACCATTAGTAAAAGAATATGCAAGACAACAAAGATTAGTTAAAAGTGCATATGCAGGTATTACAGAAAATGGAGTTGATAGTCCAAGTTTTATAAAATATAAAGCGTTACAAAATACATTAGCTCAAACTAGATTATCATCTGATACTAAACTTATTAAGGAAGCATCAAGATTAAAAATGTTTGAAGCTCTTAAAACAGCAACAGATAAAATCACAGTTCAGTTTAGAAATGGTGATACTAAAGAAGGTTTACCTAAAAGTCTATTAGATGCAATTAATGCAGGACGTATTAAACAATCAGATATATTATCTGTAAAATATACTGATCCTAAATATGTATTAGATGAAAATGGTAAACCTAAAGAAGATGCTTATGGTAATAAAAAAACAATACCATTATATACAGCAGTAAATAAAAATCACTTATTATCAAATGATAACTGGTATTATGTTACACAAGTAGCTACTGAAGGTATTAATCAGTTTACTGAAAATGAGTTATCTAAAAATATTAAGGATTATGATAAGTCTAGTCCTAATGCAATAGCTGCATTTTTACATTTCTTAGAATTTGAAAGAGAAATCAAAGGTATATCTAATTTAAAAAGACAGGCTAACCCAGATACTAAAACATCAAAAACAATTCAAGAGATATTACAAAAAGTTGTATCACTAGAAGAAGCAGCTGACTCATCTAAAATAGAACCTGAATTAGCTGAAAGATTATTAAAAGAATCTATATTAGGTACATTCTTTGACAAAGCTATTGTTAATGATGTTGTTGCTCCTTTATTTAATGTTACTAATAATAAAACAGTATCTGATTTTATGTTAGATACAATAAAATCAAGAGGTGGTGATATTACATCTAAATTTGGACCAGGTAGAGATGGGGTACAAGCATTTATATCTTCATATAAAAATGCTATTATAAACTATATTTATCAAAATAAATTATATGATGCAGTAAATAGTGAAGAAGGCTATCCAGGTATACCAGAATCATTTAATAATCTTGATACAGAAGAATTTGTAGATAATTTTATGTTTACATTAAGTAAGCATAATAACCTAAAAGAAAGATTCCCAATATTAGAACAGTTAAGTGATGTAACTATTAAAAATAAAAAGAAAGAAGGAAAGGAGGTTGTAACAGTAACTACTAAAACTATTACATTAAATAATAAGAGTGCTGTTAAAGGTGAATTAGCTGAAGCATACTATCAAAACTTAATAGATCTTGCTGATGATAATGTTATTAAAGTTAAAGACCCTGTAGAGAATCAAGTTATATCTGATACATTCAAAGTATTACCACTTATGTCTATTTATCAAAATGGAGTTGGTAATACTAAGTATGGTTTAAGTTATGTACTACCAGATGATGTATACTTCTCATTACTAGAACCAAGTTCAAGAGAGTTTTTAGAAAATAACTTAAATAATAAAACACTTACTGAGATTGCTAACTTATTATTTGCTAATGAGTTTGGCCAGAATAATTATTTAAAATCTAGTTATACCGGACCAAGAAAACAAAGCAGTAAAACAGATACTCAATATGACAGTGAAGAGAACTTACCATTAGGTAATGTAAGTGAGAATGAACAAACTATTACATTTGGTACTCAACCTTCTCAACAACAAACTGTTAGTACTAATGCATCTGAATATACTAATCATTCTGGTGGTGCTTATGGAGGTGATACTTTCTGGGACATGATAGGTAGAGAATTCGGTATCACTGATCAAAGACATTATAAAGATGCAGGTAATCCAAATTTATCTCAAAAACTTAGAAACGCAGGTGTTAAAGCTACAATTCTTACTAAAGAACAGATGGATAAAGCCCGTAATGAGGTAGAGAGATTGCTTGGAGAAAAATATCCAGATACATTACAAGGAAACTTACAAGTAAGAAATTATTATCAAGTAGCTAATGCAGATGCTGTATTTGCTGTTGCTGAAATAAAACCTACTACAAAACCTGAAGTTATGGGTGGAACAAATACTGCTGTTCAATTAGGAATAAAAATGGGTAAACCAGTATATGTATTTGATTTAGATACAAAAAAATGGTATACACAAGATACAGAGTTTCTTAAAACTGGTTATGATAGTACTAAATATGAATGGAATTATAATGGTTGGAAAGAAATAAATACACCAACTCTTACTAAGAACTTTGCTGGTGTAGGTAGTAGAGATATAGAAAATTATAATGTACAAAAAGATGGTAAATGGGTACCTAGAGCTCAATACAAAGGACCTGAAGTAGAAGCAGCTGCTAAACAAGCTATTAGAGATGTATATACTAATACATTTAAAGCTACTCAACTATCTACTCAACCAGTAAGTGAAGTTAAAAAGAAAGAGATTTTTACAATTAATAAAGGTTTAGAGAAAAAATCATTTAGAAATAAACCATTAAACTTTGTAGATAAAATTACAACTAATAAAGATGCTGTTGTTGCTATGAGTAATAATAGAACTACAGGAGTAATAAGCATTGATGCAAAAGCAATGCAACAAAAATTTAATGATAAATCATGGACTAAACCAACTAAACAATTAGATGGAAGTTATGCAACACCTTTAGCTGAAAATGAGTTCAATACTGTTGATGAGTGGTTTACATTTGCTTTAATACATGAAGTTAAACATGATACTATCTTTAAACAAGAAGGTGAGACAACTGGTCAGTATGAAGATAGAATAAATCAAGCAGCACTTGAAGATTTAAGAAAAAACTATAATGTTAAAGAAGTAAGTAAAAGTGAATCAGATATTACTGAAGAACCAGAGATAGACAAAAATATGAAAGCATTCAATGCTGAAGTAGCAAAACTAGGTAGAATGCCTAAAGAGTTTATTGTTGGTCCAAGTAAATGGGTATTGAATAATATGAACTTATATGATTTAGTTGATAAAACTACAGGTTCAATATTCATGAAAAACATGAATATGTTTACTGGTAAGATTGTAGAAGAAACTGCATTAGACACACCTGTTAATCAAAAACAATTATATAACTTTACAAAACAAGTTATAAATGGTGTTAAAGAATACAAATTAGATAACATATTAGCCCTTAAAGGTATTGATATTAAAGATGTATTTGGTGCAATAAATAAACTTACAACTGATCCTCAGTCAACTCAGCGTCAGTTAAACAATTTAATAAATAAAATACTTAAAGCAATATGTTAAAGTGCCCAATTAAAACTAGTCAGGAGTATCAAGATATTCTTAAAGAAGCTAATGGCAATGAAGAAAGAGCAAAAGAGCTCTGGGTTGAAAGAGGTTTTGAGGATAATGATGATTTAAATGAGTATGATATAGCTGATAAAGATTCACAAGAAGACCCAGAAGACAGTAGAGAGGATAAGTTATCCTCTTTAGTGGATAAAATGCGTTTATATGTGAGTAAAGAAATCAAAATGATTGAGGGTAAAAAGTTCAAGAAACAAGAAAAAGTACTTGAAGAAAAGAAAAAATTACTTGATACATTAAAAGCATTAGATGGTGTGGATTCTATTAACATGTTTGTTAAAGAAGCATTTAACAAATCAAAAAATGCATCACTAGCTTTTGAAGCAATATTACAAAAAGCAAGTACTGCAGATAGAAAAGAATTACTAGTTGAACTTGCTGCTATAAATGATTTTGCTAATGGTTACTCAATACTAGATGAGATAAGTAAACAAGATGTTTATAATTATTTCTCATCTGAAGTAGATGAAAAAGATTCTGATTCAAATAAAACTGCTCAGGAGATGCTAACATATGCAATAACTGTAAAAAACAATATTAAAAAGAAATATGTACAAGTTGGTATACCTTTAATGGCAGAATGGTTATTAGAGTACCAAGCAGAAGGTATAGAAGATAGAATACAACCACATATTGAGTCACTTAAACAAAGGTTAGCTACAGAGACAAAAGAAAAAGAAAAACTTAGAATACAGGAAGAGATAAATGTATGGACAAATTTTTCACTAGATAAAAAATCTTTAGTAGAAATATTAACTAGAGCTACTAAAGATGAAGGTGTTATTGATTTTTTAATTAGTCCATTAATATCATCTAATGATGAGTCACTAGGTTTATTTGCAGTTGCTGTAAAGACTGAAATGGAAATGGCTAGATTAGATGACATTAAAATTAAAAATATAGCAAGTGCAGAATTTGAAAAATATAAAACTACTGTACCCGCAAGTCAAAATAATCCAGGTAAATTCAATGAAGGTATTTATGAGTTTTTAACTTTTACTAAAACTAAAAGTGATGGTACTGAAGAGACAATTAAAAAAGTAGCATTTGTACAGAAGCATGATATGAATAAATTCAATGCTGCTAAAAAACAAATGTATGCTTCACTTGCAGGAATGTCAGATGCACAACAAACTAAAACAAAAAATGAGTGGTACAGAAAAAATACTGTAGCTAAGACACAAGAAGAAATTGATAAAATATTTGCATCAAAACAAAAATTAAAAAATAAAGGTATACTTAGTCAAAATGACTATGAAGCATGGGTTGAAAGTGTACAAGTAACTAGTAAAGATGGTACTGTATATTATAAAGGTGAATTAAGTGAGCCATCAATAGATTATATAAACTCAAATTGGGAAGCATTATATGATAAGAATGATAAACCAAAAAATGCTAAAGGTGAATACCATCAATATTTAGTTAATCAGTATTTTGAAGCACAAGAAAAATTACCAGAGACTCAACAAAGAGGTTATCTACTTCCATCAATATATAAAACTGATTTTGAATATGCACAAACTAAAGGGATGAAAGCTTTAGTTAAACATAAGTTTAAAAGTGCTACATCTATTACTGCAGAAGATGTTGATTTTGGTATTGGTAGTTTATCAGAAGAAGGTGTTAAATTTTTACCAGTAGATTTTACAACTGATATGCCAGCAGAAGATGTTAGTTTAGATTTAGTAAGATCAGTATTAATGTTTAGTGCTATGTCTAATAGATATGAAGCATTAAATAGAATTGGTAATGAAATAAACTTATTTAAAACTATTATTGGTGAAAGAGAAGTAATTGCTAATACATCAACTGGTAAACCTATTAGAGATGCTTTTGCTAAAAAAATAGGCTTTGATGAGTTCTTAAGAAAGAATGGTGAGAGTTATTCTAAAAAACATGTTGATGCATTTATTGACATGGTTGTATATAATGAAATGCAAAAAGCAGAAGAATTATTTGGTTTTTCTGCAGCAAAAATTACTAATACAATTACTGGATTCTCAGCTGTTACAACAATTGCAGCTGATGTATTAAAAGGTGTTGCTAATAACTTACAAGGTAATATACAATTAATTATTGAAGCTAGCTCAGGTGAATTCTTTTCTTCAAAAAATTATTTTAAAGGTAAAAAAGAATTTGCTGCAGTAGTTCCAAATATATTAGCAGACTTTGGTAAGTCAACACCAGAATCATTAACTGGTAAGTTAATAGAGGAATATGATCCAATGCAAGGTAACTTTAAAGATGAATATGGTAAAAATGTATCTCAGACTGCTGCTAGAAAGTTAATGAGATCTAATACATTATTCTTTAACCAGCATTGGGGTGAGTATGAAATACAAGTATCTGCAATGTTTGCATTAATGGATGCTACAAAAGTAAAAGATAATGCAACAGGTGAAGAAATAACTTTACATGAAGCTTATAAAAAATATGGTACTGATGGTATATTTGATAATACTGACTTTACATCTAAGAAAAGATTTGGCTTTCAAAATAAACTACATGCATTAAGTAAAAGATTACATGGTGTATATAATGATTTTGATAAAGCTACAGTACAAAGATTTTCATTAGGTAGATTAGCTTTAATGTATAAAAAACATTTAGTACCTGGTTATAAAAGAAGATTTAAAAAAGTATCTATGGATCAAGAACTTGGTAGTCCAACAGAAGGTTACTATAGAACTTTTGCTTCAACTATGCTAAGAGATATTAAAAATATGAAATTTAATGTTGTAAAAAACTGGTCAACATATTCTACATTTGAAAAAGCACAGATAACAAGAACATTAACTGAGTTGTCAATTATACTTACATTAGCTGGTCTTGCTGCTATATTAGCTTATGCATTTAGTGGAGATGATCCTGATGATGAAGCAATAAGAAAATCTTATGCATATAATTTTATAATGTATGAGTTAGTTAGAATGCGTAGTGAAACAGCAAGTTATATAAATCCTGGAGATGCAATGCGTGTAATAAAATCACCATCTGCTGTAACAGGTACACTAGAAAGAATAGTACGTGTAATTGCTCAAATAATGCCATGGAATATAACTGAAGAGTATAAAAGAGATACTGGTATATGGGAAAAAGGAGATAATAAAGCTTGGGCTTATTTCTTAAAACTAATGGGTTATTCAGGAAATAACATTGCTCCAGAAGAAGCAGTTAAAGGATTTGAAAGTTTATTAAGATAAAATACAATGGCAAAGAAAGTAACAGGAAGCGCAGTAGCTTCAGTAAAAGTATCTAGACCAGGTGTTCATGGTAAAACTAAAACATCTAAACTTAAAAGTTCAAAACTATATACAAAGAAATATAGAGGTCAAGGGAAGTAGAAAAAAAAAGGGAGAACCGTAATTGGCTCTCCCTTATTTATTTTAAATCTTTAATGTTTACATCTTCTAAATCTGTAATGTTTACTTTAAATAAACCTATAGGTTTACTTTTTGTATAACTTACAAGTGCATACTCTTTATATTCTGATACACTTTTAATGTAAACTGTCTTATTATTATATTTTGCTTTCATTCTATTGACACATTATATTCTGAAAAATACTCACGTAACTTATTCCTTAACTCTTCAGCAACTTCTACTGCTTCTTCATTTTCACCATACTTAACAATGTTTCTAAGATGCTGATCCATATCCCATAGTATGAGTTTGAATTTATTACCATTAATAGCATTGCTTAAATCAAGTTCATCTTCAGGTAAGTTAAACTCTAGTATGGCTTTCATTACTTAATAAATTGTTTAAGATTTGGTTTAAAGTAACCTTCACCTTTAAGAATTTTACCATCCTCACGTAAAATAGGTTTACCATCTGGGCCCAATTTACTCATATTAGACCTGTGAATCTCATCAAACACATCTTCTATAATATGTTGCATTCCATGTTTCAATATGGTACCGCACAGAATATATAACTGATCACCTAATGCATCAGCAATCTCAGTTAATCTTTCTTCAGTATATAGACCATCTTTTAATGATGCTTCTAAATACTCATCATTCTCTTCAGCCATTAACTTATGTCTTAACTGAACTTCTTCATGAGTAATCAATGCTGGCTCAGTACCATTTATTTGTTGAAATCCCTCATGGAAATCTTTTACAGATTGTAATTGCTTTTGCATAATTTTTATTTTAGACAAAGGTAAAAAAAAGGGACACATTTCTGCATCCCTTGATTGATATATTTGTTTAACTATACTCCCTTGGAGCAAGTGCTTTTATAGGAAGAATTCACCTCCCAAATCATTTTTTGGTTCATCATCAAAGTTAAAGTCAAAGTCATCAACTACCTTAGTTTCAGTAGGTTTAACCTCTTCTGCTTTTTCCTCATTAGGTATTCTAATAAGAATATCATCCAAAGATAACTTTTCTGGTTCAACTTTAGGTTCTTCTTCAATAAAAGTTACTCTAGCAAGATACGCATCATCAGGTTCACCATCAATTGTAATATCATCAAATATCACTGGTTCTTCAAAAACATCATCATTAGGTTCTACTGTTCTTATTTTATCCTGAGTTTCAACAACAGGTGCCTCAAATGTATTACCTGCAGGATCTTCATAAATAATTACTTCATCTTCAACCCATGTTGTTTCTGGTTCTATTTCAAACTCATCTTCTAAAGATATTGATGGTTCTTCTGTAAACTCAGCTATTTGATTTAACAAGTTTGTCTGATTCTCAGGTTGTCCATAATTTAATAATAATGGATCCACAATAACATCTTCTTCAACATCAGTATAGTTCACCAAGTCAAATTCCATAGCAATAAACCAATGTAATCTTCTTTGATCATCCATCCAGTCTTTAGGATGTGCTTTCTTCAATGCATAAGTAACATGGTTATAGAATGCCCATAATGAATTAAAGTCACAGTTATAATCATAACTTGGCTTTTCCATTTGATTCTTAACTACAGATATTTGCTCATTAGTAAGTATTTCATACTCAGCATATAAGATACCTAATAACTCAGCTTGCTTTCTTTCAGTTAACATGATCTTTTTCATCTTGTCTTTATCTGATACAATCTGATCAAAGTACTCATCTGCATTACTGATCTGTTCAATAATAGTTTTAATAGTATCAGTATCTGCACTACCTAAGTGTTTTCTACTATAAGCACCCATATCACCGGCAACTACACCATTCATACATATGAATACATAACCACCAATAGCACATTTAAACCTCATTTGTTTATTGTAACTATTAGACCAGGCAAACATCATACCTACTTCAGGATCTTTAGTATAGTTAAGGTAATATATACCTTGAGCAATTGACCCATCTGAGTTTGCTCTATATTTCTCATCTGCAACAGTGAACCCGTGTAGAGCTAATTGCTCTAACGTGTTACTAATTACAAATTCATGTGATATTACAGTATATGTATCAGCATGATTAGGTAATGGAATAGTTCCTAAATATTCTCTTGTACAATTTTGTGTTCTCACTCCCATTTTAAAATAAACTTAATTGATTAATAACCGGTTCTAACTGTCTCACCTCTTTGTATATCTTCTCCAGATAATACTTAGGGTTAATTTTATACTCAGCAAAAGGCTTCTCTACATAATTGATAAATGGAGTCTGCATCCACTTACCGCTTTCAATTTGTATTTGTCTACCATCTGAGTTATTCTTTTTAACTATCTTACTGCCACTTTCTGATATATAATATCTTATAGTATGTTGTAATTGTGTTGAACTATAATCACCATTGACTACCTTTTCTTCTACAAATTCCCAGTCACCTTTTATCTTAACTCCACCACAATAATCAAAGATATTTGTCTGAGTTAATAGATATTCTTCTGGTGCTATACCATGTACAAAATAATAATAGATAGCTTTTGGGATAATTAAAAAGCTTTTGTTTTTGTGTAAGGCCAGATTATTAAACTCAAATCTACCTTTGCATTTAGTTGCAGCAAAATAAAACTTACCATCTTCTTCTTTAAATAGATAATGTGGGTTTTCTTGCTTCACTTCATTATATTTATCTTCATCAACAAGTTTGTAATCATGTATGGCTATGTAGTTATTTACATCACCTATAATCATTTTACTATATGTATCATGCTCTAGTTGAAGATTAGTTATCTTCTCCCATCTTTCACAGATATCCATATATCTATCTTGATACTCTCTTGGTATAATAGTTTCTAGACCATCTGTATTCTGCATCAAGGGCACAGCATTAGGAATCTCTTCAATGATCATCTCATACAACATGCATAAGCTCAACTGACCATTAATAGTAATCCTCATAGTAAACTCAGGATCATATAGAAAACTATTAGCATCATTACTTAATCCATAAGTTGAATTAAGAATAATCTTATACACATAATTTCTTACATCTTTCTTGCTTATCTTTTTTCTTTCATCAAAGAACCATTCATATAGCTCACAAAATTCTACTTTAGGTAAATGTGCTGGGGCCCATTTATTTCTAATAGCAAGATTAGGATAATAACTTACAACATCTGATGTCATAATTATCATATCTTCATTAGATTTATAAATACCACCTGTTCTAGCACCATGAATACCACCTAAACCAAAATCAGTCTTTACACCTTTATAGTTTATAGAATATTTGAAACCACCTTTTGTGTGTTCTGGATATACAACAATCTCATTAAATTTTGCTAACAATTTCTGAAATGTAGCAGATTTAAAATTCACATACTCAAGTATAATATCTTTAACTTGAATACTATTTCTTTTAGTTCTTAACTGTCTCAGTTCATATTTCTTTATACCGGTACTTTCACTCAAGAAATGTAAGAATAACTCTTTACTAATTCTTGGCTCAGATGCACTGAATAAAGGAATATTATACTCTTCAGTTAATGTTTTTCTCAATGCAATTTGATTCTTACTAAGCTGCATTATCTTCTTAGTAGACACAACATCATTAATACAATAACCAATTATCATATCTATCTGATCATATGTTGTGATTTCAGTAGTGTGATGTAGAGGCATGTCCTGGATACTATCCCAATCCATACTATACTGAATCCATTTTAAACTTGATCTTTTAGCAGGATTATCCCAATGATTTAATTTAAACACATCAATTTGTTTAATACTCATGGTTTTCTCATAAAAGTCAAGAAACTCACCGGATCCTTGTTTATTGATAACATATTGAGCTTTACCATATATCCATTCAGCAATCTCACATCCACTCATATAAGAAAGACTTTCAGCATTCTGAATGATATACTCACTTATCTGACCATCAAAGCCTAAACCATTAAAAGATACATGCCATTCACCATGTAATACATTTCTCTTCAAGAATTCAATATAGTCATCAAAGTCATTCTGTAAGTCATGTACTACAAATACTTTTGTATCATCTGACTTAACATCTTGAAACACAGCAATAAAGCAATTGCTCAATGTTTCATAATCCATTACCCAATTCTGTTTCATAATCATTATTCAGTTAAGCTGTTTCCCCTTTTTAGTTAAAAAAGCACAGAGCATCATTAGTGACACTCTGTGACTTTCCATCATAGTTTACTTTGCAGGTTTAACTTCTTGATTTAAAATAGGTTCAAAATCAAATTCTTCTGCATTGATACCTAAATAGATTACTAAATCTTTAATGTCTAGTTTATTATCTAAGTAGTACTCTTGAAATGTTTCACTTGATACTCTTTCTTCTTTTACATTTCTACCATTAGGTCTTAATGCTGCAGTACCCATTGGGTCACCATTATCATCTAACTTAGGTAACATGTGTAAAGTAGTCTTAGTAACTTTACCAATAATAACAAATAACCCAGATGTTACATCATAAATACACTCTACATAAGGTGAATCATTAGATACTGGAATTAATCTAAAAGTGTTGTGACCATTCCATTCTGAACTGATCAATGTCATTGTGTGTTGTCCTGTCATAATTTATATTTTATTTTGTAGCTCATTTATAGTTACCATTAATATTTCTTTTTCCATGTCTGGTTTAGTACATAATTCCCCTACACTTTTTAGTACTTCTTCATTTACTCCTAGCAACTCAGAGTAAATATTAAAATACTTTTCAGGAAACAAGAAACTATCCATATACATGTAATTACTACCATTCTTATCAAAATGGTCTCTTATTTTGCGCTTTAAGGTTGTATTCATTTTGCTATACCTGCCGTTAATTAAGTGCATCCAATCTTCTGCTATATCAGAAAAATCAAATGTATATAATACTTCATTGTCATTCAGTTTAACAAAATCACTCAGTCTATTATGTTTCAGTAATACATTCTTTTCAAAGTTAACATACTCTGCATCTGTTCTTTCATGATACACAGCAACCAGTTTCATATCCTCGGGTATTACATAGTCATTCCAGCCAAAATAAGTTTGAACTGGAGTGACACTTTGACCCTTTTTAATACCTAAGAGCGGATAGACAAATATCTTAGATTTTTGAAAATAATTTCTATAAAGCGCATTAATACTCATAACAGTTTACAATTTTACATTTTTTGTTGCTAAATCATATGGCAAAGTAAAATCTTTATTGTTATAATGATACTCAATCACATTAAGTATCTCTTTAAAGTCTTCTTCCCATACCTTTAATGTTTCACTAGATACTTGAAATGGATATATTAAATTATTTCTATCAATCACTATAAAAGTAATAACAATATTCCATTCAGCCCAGTCTGGTAAATCTTTAAGATATTTACCTAAACTCAATTGTTTATACATGACGGCCTGTATCCAATATTTGTAATATTGTACTGAGTCTGGGAAATCTTGAATAGCTTTACCAGTAGTTTTCAAGTCATTAATAAATAAGGTTTTAGTATTATAGTCCATGACTACATTATCTAATATACCTTTAAAGCCAAACTTATACTTACTTGACCTTAATTGTACACCTTCTTCATTAAACACTTTAATTTTTTCATCTTTTTCTTTGTCCAGTTGCATTAAATCTCTTACAACTTCATGGTTTTTCAACAATTCAGCAGATTCTTTTGCTGTATCAAGTGTTGCCTGATCAACAATAGTCTTGTTTTGTTTTACTTTTAAAAACTCAAAGTACTGTGAATTCTGTTCAGTAACCATTTTTGCAATTCTACTTTCATCAGTTTTAAGTGATTGATGCAAATTGATACCTGCTAATACACTAATAATTGTTTCTGGGAAATCAGCCAATGTTAAATCAGTATCAGGTTGTGATTGATAAACCTTAAATACTTCATCTACCAACAACTTATTGTTGTCTTTTGGTAGATTACTAGGTATTACAATAAATTCTTCATCAAATTTTTCTGGTTCAAGTATCAGACAATGTAGTACCTTACCAGCTACTAAATGTGCATCCACCATATCTTCTCTTTGATTTAAGATATAGTGCTTATAAAAAGCAGATGGTGAATATAATAATTTATTTATACTTGAGTAACTAAAATAAAAGTCACTTTTATAAAATTGTTCTAACTCTTCACTATAAGAAATAGCCATCATTATTTGTTTTAGGTTCTACAATAACATTATCAAAATCAATAACCACTTTAGTTATTATCTCTTCAACTGGTTCTACAACTTCTTCAGTAATAGTTTCTGTTTCTTCAACAGTTGATTCTACTGCTTCTGTTTCTAAGTCAACTACTGTTTCATTAACTTCTTCTTCTTCAACAGGGGAAGGTACATAATCATCAACAAATGTTAATGTATAGTTTTCATTTAAACTTTGTAAGAAATTTTCAGATAAAGTAACAGTTTTTACTTTAAAAATCTGAGTATCACCGTTTCTTATTATGTCTCCCCCTAGATGCTTTAGCAATATATCAAGGTTATCTTTTGTTAACTTACCATGCTTTTTAAGTCTAATAGTAATTTCATCAATATTTAAATGATAGTAACCACCTTTTATTTCCATTAATGCCAATAAAGACTTGAAGTTAACATGATTTCTAGTTTTATTAGTCTGCATTTTATTAGCATAATTATAAAATAACAAACCTAAGTACAATAAACTATCTTCAAAGTTTGAATTAGCCATAATCTCCATAGCTAATGTCCAGTTATCATTGTCAGAACTATTAAACATCTCACATAAACTCTCATACATTTCTCCTTCAATAGGTAATGCATCTGAACCATTTATATATTTAAGTAAGTCAGATTCAGAATATACAGGAACAGTAGAATTAACTACAGCATCATATGTATCTTTTTCCTTAATATAAACAAATGAACTAGAATTCATTTCAATACCAGATGTAATTGCATATGGTATATGTTTATATTCTAATACATTTTTACTATGATAACTAAGACAAACATATTCATTTGTAACAAAATCAAGTGCTGTAGTAACTTTATCAAAGTAATAATCATCAATATGCTTTAATGCATGTGCTTGTGTAAAAAATTCTCTTATTACAGATGCATTTGCTTTATAATACCAATGATTTTCAGTCAACTTATGCATATTTTCTATAGATACAAATACTGCTGTTGCTGAATTCATATCAATAGTTGACTTAATCTTATATTCTTTTGTAAGATTTTTAAGTTTAACTCTTGGTATACTAGTATATTTAGCTAGATATACTTTATCATTTAACTGTGGTTCATATCCTTGTTGTATATTAGGATAAGTTATACTAGATTTACCATAATCATTAAATTGACCTATTTTTGTATCAATTTCAACATCAAAACTTAATAAATTTAAATCATGATTATCATAAAAATCTGTGTCACCTAATGATACATGAAATATTAATGTATTTTCCATATTAATTTTATTAAAAAAGCGGCTTTTTACACCGCTTTATTATTAATTATTTATTATTTAACTGCCATTTTAACTACAAGTGGATTCTGCATTAATCTAGCAAACTTAGGTTTATTACCAGCTAAAATCTCTTTAACCATATAATATCTAAGATCATTAGTGAATGCATCACAGTCTGTAGTCAATTTAACCAAACGGTTAATCATTGTATCACTGATGCTGTGCTCAGATGCATACTTCAATGAATAGTTAATAATCCTTGTAGTAATAATACTACTGATGTCAGCTCTAAAATCATCTCCGTTACCTACAGCACCATTCAATGCTCCAACTACATATGCCTCATTAGTATTAGTCATAATATCTTGAGGAGAAATGATTTTATCCATTTTATTATTAATGAACATAGTAAACATACTAGAGAACTCAGCTCCAACAGAACCCTCACCAATCATTTGGATTAATGGTAACTGCTCTTCAAACTTCTCAATAGAACTAATAGCATTGAAGAAAGTAGTAATAGCTCTTGGATTAACTCTTTGAGTTACTACTTCTGGGTGCATCAACATAAAGTTAATACATCTACCATCAATACCAACTTGCTCTGCCCACTTAGCCCATACATTAATATCAAACTTAACCTCAACTGAGATAAATCTAGTCTTTTGAGCAACATCTAATGCAGTTACATTATAGTCACCATTATCTGGATTAGAAGTCAATACAATGTGCCAGTTCTTAGGTAATGCCCATGAAATATATTCTTGCTGATCAATTAATTCCATTGTTGCTTGCATAAAGCGGTGCATTATGTTATCTCATAGGCTCTTTATCCTATGATTCTGTAGTTTCTTTTAGATTATATCTACAGTTCAGACTATATCATCACATATTTCTATGTGTTCTGCGCTCTTGGTATTTTACTGCCTGTTCTAGGCTCCATATACTAGTCGTTGCACCTTCCTTACATCCCTGTAAGGCTTGGCTCAGGATTGTCCATCTCTGGAGTTTCCCTGAATTCACAGAATTTATTGCGGACCAACCACTTTATGCTTTTTTCCATCTATAACCACCAGCAGTTAAGTCTTTAGATATTGCTCTATTAATATTAGAGATACTAAGTTCTTTACTTGCTTGTTTTATAGACTCCCATTTTTTGATAAAAGTATTATCATTAGTATATTGTAATACTGGTTCTAACTTGTATTGTTTAGTCTTTAAAAGCACATAAGGGGCTTTATAAAAGGACCAAACAAATCCTCCAGCAGAGGTTTGTTTTAAACTACACACTGCTTTTATACTGTTAATACTTTTAGCATTAATAGATTTAGCAGCAGCTGTAAAAGATTCAAAACTTTCTAAATATTCACCTTTTTCTAGTGAATACTTATGTACTGCTCTAAGATTATGAGGTTTTAAACCATTTGCATAAGCTTTTTTCTTAGCATCACTTATTCTTTGTTTATAAATATCATCTCTAACTAGAGTTTGTGGATCTAGTATATGATTTATATAAGGAATAATTGTGTTAATATAATAAGCTTCTCTTTCAATTAAAATATCATCAGTGCATTCCTCTACAATATTAAAGTAAATTTCATCTTTACCATATTTATTATATAAGTTTTGCATTGTTCTATTATGATGTTTTAAATTTTTAAGAGACCACAAATGGTGTTTTAACCTATGACCAATATTACAAGAGCTACCAATGTACTCTTTATCATTAATTTTAATTTTATAGATTCCTATACACTTTAATGCTGTCTTAAGTGTTTCTGTGTTTAATTTTTCCATATCATAAAGATAATCAAATTATTCACACTAACACAACTAGACTGCATATTTTGTTAATCCGCACGTGTATAATCATCTAAGATTAAGAAACCACCTTCACCTTTACCTTGAATCCACTCAGGAGCAGCATGAGACATTCTGCTATTGCTAGTTGGTCTATACCTATTCTTGATATAAGTCTCCATTAAAGACTCTTGAACCCACTTAACAACACCATCTTCTCTTACCATCTCAAACTCTTTGAATGGAAACCCAATCAAATCACCTAACTCCTCAATTTGTGAAAGATTTAATTTAATAATATCCATACCCATCTCAGTTGCTAATTGCTTAACAGCTGAAGTCTTACCAAGACCTGCATCACCTTCTACGTTAATTGCAACAGGTACTTTACCTTCAGCTTGGATATATTGATTATTATTAACAATGTGTTTTAAAAACCCTTTTAACTCTTCTACATTTAATTGAACTTGACTCATCTTTTTTAATTTTTTAAATTTATAATTCTAACTTGATAACCTTACCTGGTAGGTCTGTATTCATATATGATTGTTCAGACAGCACCCATAAAATAGGAGCTTT